CGCTGTTCTGCCGGATTTCCAATCCAGACGCCACCACGTTGATGGCGACCTGTTTCCATGCGAAATTGGCAGCGGTGAACACTTCCGACTGTGCGATGTCGAGCGTGTCATAACCGCTATACCGCTGATAAGTGCCATTCTCCGCATAGTCGAGCGGAATCTGGATTTCCCAGCCGCCGGAAATAAGATCGACGCGACCCTTTTCCGTCAGCCGCTGGTGCAGAGCGGTATGGTTCGAGATGTTATCTTCAAGATAAGTGTTCTTGAAGTGGCGATAGGTAAGCGCCGAGATTTCCGTAAACGAACTATTAGCTGGCATGATAGTGACCTTTCAAGTCTAGGCCGTCATGCGGTCGTCCACCAAAGCTCCGATAAAATCATCAACACTTTTCGCTTTCGCAGCGCCCGCTGGCAACGCGCCAGTGGTCTTGATGCTAGTTCCCCCGGCCCGCTTTGCCGCCGTGGCGTCTTTCTTCGCCTTGGCGATCCGCTCGGCTTCAGATTTAGCCTTGCGGTCGACCTCGATCTTCCCGGAAACCTCGTCGTTGGTCGCCAGGGCCATCTTATAGGCCATTTGAAGATATTGGTCGCTTGTAAGTCCGGGTTTACTCTCACGCAGAGCGGAAACAATCGGAACCATGTCTCTTTCAAGTTCTGCATAAAATGGGTTCGCTGTCGCGAAGTCATTTATGACACCTGAAACGACTCGGCCTTCTTGCTCCAACTGCTGGTTCTGCTGTTGTGCGAAATGATTCTCGAAACCTTCGATGCGTTGCCGCATTTCAAGCATTTGAGGATCGACGGGGTATTCACCGCCGCTTTCATTCAAGGCAGAAACCGGAATTCCACGCTGTTCAAGCAGATAGCGCGTAAAGCCAACGGGGTCTGCATCTGCATAATCGGAAAGGGCGAGAAGCTGGCCAATCGCGGTGCCTTCATCCATTCCATTCATTGCAAACTGCTGACGCCGGGGCGCAATGGTCTGCTCCAATTTGTCGTAAAATTTCCGCTGTTCTGCTACTTCCATTGTCTTCCGCGTGTAGTCCGCTTCCTGCGCCCTGACGCGATCTGAAATCCATTGCTGGTTTTCAGGCGGCAACGCATAAAAAGTCTCGCGGTCCTTCGCAGACATGGATTGCGGGGCTGTGATGGTCTGATTATCAGGTTCAGAGCCTTCGCTGTCTGCGTCATCCGTCGCTTCCGCAACGGTGTCTCTATCCAGGGGTTTGGAGTCTGTATCATCAGACGCCCCCGATTCTTCGGTGGGCGTGACTTCGGGAGTTGCGACCTCGACCTTGGGGGAGCCGATCACGGCATTCTCCGAATTCAAGGCATCGAATTGAGCACCCATGAAATCATCCATAGACTCCTCAACAACGACATCTTCCGCATCATCCGCCATCACGGTTTCCCTCTAAAAATCAATCTGTCGGGCAATCGCATCCACCGACTTGTCTATCGCCGCGTCCATAGACGCCTCTATTCGCTTTTTCCCGTTCTTCTTAACGTCCTCGAATTCACCTTTTTCGTGAATCCGGCAACCGTGCAACTCCAGATTCTCTCTGTGTTCGCGACGGCCATCAATGGTCTTGCCTGTTATCGGGCAGTCATATGGCTGGTAATCCCCCGTCACATACGGCGCAGCAAGGTGGGACCGCTTCGAGGAATAATCAGCCTGGACCCTTCGCGAACGCGGCTTGGCTGTCCATTCGATGTCGTCGTATTTGTCTCCATAGACGCTCATTGCAGCACCGGCTCGATTGGTAGCAGGAATTCCTCGTCGTCATCATCATCCATGACCATCAAGGTGGTCTCTTCCAGCGGCATACCACCGACATCGCGTGTCGCGGAAACGACCTCGTTAATCCGGGCCATTATCTCGGATGCTCGCGCCAGAGCTTCTTCAGGGCTGGTCATGTTAACGTCAGGACCGTTGAATTCGGCCATGATTGCCTTCGCCAGATCAACCTGGCGCTGTTTGTCCGCCTCACTCGCCTCGAATTCCATCTTTTCACGCGCCATCTGCATGTCCGCCTGAATCTTCATGCCGGGGTCAGGTTCAGGCCGCTGTGCCTCGAATTCCCTCAAGGCCATGTCACGCTCTTTCAGAGCAAGCTCTTTCTCCTCAATCATAAGATCAGCCTGCTTTGCATCGGTATCCATCTGGAGCTTCTTCTCCTCAATCATAAGATCAGCCTGCTTCGCATCGGTATCCATCTGAAGTTTTGACTGCTCCATCTGCATCTTCGCCTGCTCGGCCTGCATCTTCATCTGCTCGGCTTGAGCCGCCGCTTGCTGTTCCATCTGCTGGGCCTGTTGAGCCTGCTGCTGACCGTCTTCCGCAGCACCGGAGTCACTCTCGTCTTCCCCGATCATATCAAGGGCGTCCTCGACCTCACGGCCCATCCTGAACCGCCTGACCGCAGACATCAGCATGGCCTTGGCCGCATCAAGCGGCAAATACCCCGCCGCGACCGCCGGACCGGCATTGGTGATGAATGTCGAAACACCGGTCAGCAACTCGGTCACCGACTTCTGATCCATCGCCTGATCCCCGGCAATGGTGGAATCGGTCTCAATATCAACCCGGTACGAACGCTGCTTGTCGTCGCGCAGGACTTGCATACATTCTTCCCAGGTCGGTTTTTCAAGTATCTCCTCCAACTGGGGGGGCACCGGCTGCTGTTGCTGGGCCATCATTTGCGCCTGCTGCTGCGCCATCATCTTCTCTTCCGGTGAAGGAAGCTTGATGTCGGTCATCATGGCTAGACTGTCGGGGCTGAAATGCTCCGAGATAATCTCCGCAGCAAGACGGACAAGGCCGCGAGCATAACGCTGGATATCACGACCCATATCGTCAAGGCGCATGGTGCCGAACTGAACTTTGAGCTGCTGCGCGCCCAGTGTCTCGGACGAAGCCGTGGAACCGCGCATGATGTCGGCAATTCCGGTGATTTCATAGATGGTTTTCTTGATTTGCTCGCGCTGATTGTAAAGTTCGTTCAGAACCCCCGCGATCTTCTCAGTCGGCCACATCCAGACCGCTTTATCCAGCCCACCCGACTGCATCAGCGGCAGAACGTCCTGCGCGGGGATCATCATATTCTCCCCGGAGTCCATCAAATTGGACATTTCCGTGATCGTGCTGTCGTAAATGCCGCGCACCTTACAGGCGGCGATAATGCCGGATATTCTGCGCGTTATATTGTCCAGTTCGTTGGCCTGATCACGATAAAACCGGAACGGCTCGACCGGAACGAGACTGTCCGTGTTTTCAGTCGAATACAGGGGCCGGGGCGTCGGGAAAAACCCGCGAAGCTGCAAAGGGTCGGGGTCCGTCTTTAACGGGCGCTCCTTCATGCTCTTGGAGATGAAAATCACCTCCTTCCGGCGGCTACACCATATTTCCCATACCGTTGCGCGCTTAAACGTATCGGCAACAACGTCACCGTCCTTGTCTTCCATGCCGATGGGCGTGTAATCAAGCTCGACCTCGTCGCCGATCTTGTCGCCGAACTTGTCGCGCAAAGCGTCCCGCGTCATTAAATGGCTGAAAGCAACCCATTCGACTTCCTCCCAGGTACGACCGGGACCGTGGCGGAAATCAGCCCAGTTGACATGTTGGAACTTGACTTCCTCGCTTTTCAGATCATCGTAGGGGTCGCCCATTTCGTCGGATTCTTCGCTGAATACCGGATCGTAGCGAACCCGCGTGACGCCGCGTCCGCAAATCTGCTGATCCTTGATCGCCAAGCGCATGTACCGGTCGAAATCGCAATCATCCATCGTGAACGACAACGCCCGCTCCAGAACCTCGGAGATTTCCTTGCCGATCGGGTCGGCGTCACGATACCGCCGCCGCACATCCGGCGTCGGAGACTGATTGTATAACGCCGGGCAAATCGTCTGGATGTTGGAATACAAAATATTGTAACGATTGGAAGACGAATAGCGCCGCTCGTTCTGCGATTTCTCGTCGCGGTAACGCTCCTGCACATCTTTCGCGCGTTCGCGCCAGTTCTTCTCGACCTTATCGCTTAGATCAAGCTCGGCAATCCAGCGAGCGACAACGCCGGGTGCGCCCTTGCCCGCGTCTTCCGGGGTGACTAACGTGCCGCCTTGAGCGTCCATATTATCCGGCATAGCCGCCTTTTTTCCCGTTACCGTCCAGCGCCGCCGTCATGGCATTACGGCCGGCCTTATTGAATTTCTTGGCCACAGACTGCGGAATTTTGGCCTTTTTGGCGAACTTCGGATTATTCGCCGCTGCGGCCATGAATTTCCTCTGTCTCTTCGATGTGCTGGGCATTCGCAATTATTGCCTCAAATCAGGAACTTTGTCAATCATACTTGGCCCGCCGATTACTAACGGATTTGATCAAGTCGGCCATGGTCATGGTGGACGGCCCGCCGATGGTCAATGTCGGGTTCAATACGGGCGCCTTGGGCTTCACAGGCTCCTTCCATACCCATGCCAGATACCGCAGGGTGTCGGCGAAGTGATTGGTCCAGTCATGCACGGGGGTATCCGTAAACGTCTTCGTCTTATCATTCCATGCCCGTTGAAACTGCCCGATGGCGCTCAGAAAATATTCCTGGCGCTCGTCTATCCACAGGCGAGGGAATAGCTGCCGCACGGCCATGATGCCCTGCTGCTCTGTATTCCGGTTCTGTAATATCGTGACGTTGCTCAGTCCGTGGTCCTTCGTCATCTGCTCATATACCGACCGCCCCGCCGCCGCCAGCGTCTTCGCCTGGGCGTCATGGGGTAGCCAATGGCGAGCGTACTCATACGGCTTGCCACGTATCACGCCCGCATAATGCGCCAAATCCTTTCCGCTGGCGTGGTAACTGTCAATAATCCGCACCTCACCCGCCAGTATCTGGACGAACAGGATGGCGGTGTCATCGGTGTAGCCGATATCCCACACCGTGGTCACGGGCAGGGCGTCGTCGTACTCCACCCGGCACACTCGCCCCTCCCCCCGCGCCGTTGCCAGTTCGCCTCCAAAATAGCTACCCAGGATCGCCGCCTCGAAACTGCACATATATTCTTGCTCATATTGGGCGTTGCCGAATGCGTCACCGTAGAGCGCGACGTATTCCTGGCGTATCTTCGCCAATTCGTCTTCGTCGAATGCAGCGGTATCCAGGACGGTGGATATCTCGGCGAACCATTCGGGGTCGTCGCGGAATTGTTCGTACATCGTGTGGGCGTGGTTCTTGCCCCTGGGTGTGGTGATGAACACGGCCCATCCGTCGTTTTCGCGCAGCATGGGCGATATGTAGCCCCAGCTTGCCGGGTTGCACAACGCCCACTCACTGAACGTCACACCCGCCACGCCGGCGCCAACCAAGGCGTTGTACCTGTCCGAGCCGATCACCTGCCACGTCGAGCCGTTGATCAGTTTGATCATCATGGCCTGCTCGTCTTTCCCCGACCTGATGATTTCGGGGAATGCCTCGTCAATCCGGCGTTTGCCAGTGTGGGGATTGACCGCCGTCCACAGACTGCGGCGCCCCTGCTCGTATTCAGGCAGGCAATGCCAATAGGTTGCGGGGCGCTCTAGTGCTGCAACTGCGCACCTATGAAGCGCCACGTCGTCCTTGCCCCAACGTCTATGCGCTATCTCGATTGCCCTGGTGCCGCCGCCTTCGAGATAATCCCACAAGGGACGCTGCGACGCCCTCGGCACCCAGCCGTTAGGTATCCTCGCCGTGACCATACCGGACTATCTCGATCTTGGTCAAGCCATTGTTTTCATTGATGTTCCGGTTGATATCGAGACCATAGAGCTTGGCGATCTGAACCGTGGCAGTAACAGCCGTTGCGGTCTGGTCGAGTTGTCGCGCTCTATCGCGATCGTGTTCTAATTCAGCGGCCAAACTTTCAATCGTCACCTCGGTTTTGAGCCGGTGTTTTTCCTGAAATTTGGTGACGGCTTTTCCGACCTTAGCATTAACTAGCAGGCGCGAAGCCTCAACATCGGCGGATTTCGGCGCGTAACCGGCGCGGATTGCGGCCTGAGTTCCATTGCCATCTTTCGCGTATTCTCGCGTAAATTTGAGTTGCTTAGCCGTCAATTTGTCGCGCATTGAATCCCTCCAATTCCACCGTTCGACCCCACATTACAGCCACTCGAAAAAAATATCAATTTATTTTCATCAGGTGCTTGACATACCCTACACGAATTGTTACATTAGAGACATCAACACAAGGACACAGCAAAATGAAAATCACAGTAGAAATCA